CTATTACTATCGATCCAGGTGATGCACTTATCAATGGAGTAAGTGGGGACATTAGTATGTCTGGCAACTACGGTGCATTAACTTTAGTTTTTGCTGGAGTATATGGAAGTCCACCAGTAGCATCTTGGTCGATGGCTAAATTATCCTTCAACGGCAGTGAAGACGTATCTGCTTCAGGATCCATTAGTTTAGATACATCAGTAAGTTATTTTAGCACATCAGGTGTTGAAAGTTGTACACTAGCGGACGGCATCGAAGGGCAAGTTAAATCGCTGGTGATGAAAAATGCTAGCGGTACAATGTCTGCATCCATTTCAAATGCAGGTTGGAAATCTAGCGGTTCGGGTACTATTATATTCAACTCCACTGGGGATTCTTGCACATTACAATATATCCAAGGCAAGTGGTATGTAATTGGTAATAACAGCTGCACTATAGAAGGTGTGCAACCTGGAGAAGTTGTTAGTGCCCCAGGAACTGCTAGTGCAACAGGCCTCCCAGGGCAGATAGCTTACGACAGTACATACATTTATGTTTGCGTGGCAGCGAACACTTGGAAAAGAGTATTGGTTGAAAGTTGGTAATATGCATCCATTAATTGGCGACCTTTCAGTTCTTAAAGATAGCGAAGTAGATTCGAAAATAAATGATTTAACTCGAAAATACTTTGCTACCCATAATTTTGATTTGCAACAACAAATTGCTATGGCATTGGATACATACAAAGCAGAATTGGCAAAGCGCCAAGCTTCTGCGTATGAAAAAATGATGAATACTCGCAATAAAGATCTTGACAAACTAATTAAAGTCAGCTAAACTAGTTGGATGCAATTAGACAAATATAGCAATCCTATTTTTAACGAACAAGACTTATTTGATGCCTTATATAATGGGCACCAATTTTCTGCTGACGATACTCTGCTAGTTGAACGCACAGAATCAGTTAAAGAGTTAGAAAAACAAATTGGTTTCAAATTTGTCCCCCCATACGAAACACATTTCCAAGTTGAAGACTACGACAGGGCTTGCCAATCTTACTGGAACATGCCCGATGAATATAAAACATTAGATATCGAAAATTGGCTGTTTGGGCAGGCTCCTCCTTGGGATCCTCAGCATACTAGGCTAGTAGAAGAGTTAGAAGCGTATAAAGCAAGAAATATGCTAGATTTACTGCGCTGGCTAAAATACTTTGTAGATACTTGCTCAAAAGAAGGTGTAGTTTGGGGAGTAGGACGAGGATCTAGCGTAGCCAGTTATGTACTCTTTATTATTGGAGTTCATAGTATAGATCCCATCAAATATAATTTAGACTGGCGAGAATTTTTGAGATAAGTAAAAGCATAATCCTAGGAGATTAATATGGCAATGAAAGAACAACAAAGACAATTACATCGCTCAATGCAGGGCAAAGTAGTTGATATGAACAAACTCGTTATGCAAAACGAAATGACTGTTGCTGTGGGTAACGTAAAAGTTAATGCTCGCGGTGACGAATTAGGTCCTGGCGGAAAAATTATCCGTAAACGTGAAGAAATTTTACGTGAATCGCCAAATAGTAAACCAGAAGGCAATGAATGAGTAAAGTAAAAATAAGTCAAGTCAGGCCTGTACAGGCTCATATCCTAGTTAGCGATATGAATTTTGGTGAACAAAAAACCTCTGCCGGAATCATTCTTAAAAGTGATGATGGTAAAAGCGAAGGAGTAAAACCACGCTGGTGTAAAGTTCGCGCAATTGGTAAAGATCAAACTAATGTTAAAATTGGTGAGTGGGTACTAGTAGAGCACGGACGCTGGACTCGCGGGTTAGAATTGTTAGAAGAAGATGGTACCGTTGTTACTATTCGCCGAGTTGATGAAAATGGTATTTTAATGACAACTGACGAAAGACCAGTAGGTCCAGAATTTGGAACATTTACCACAGCATCACACGGTTCGGAGATTCGACCAGAAGATTTCATGCGTTAATTTTTTATCTTTTGAGCAACAGGGCTATTGACTAGCCCTGTTCTTACCTTTATAATAGCATAAAGGAGACCTCTATGTTTTTATTAAATTTAGTACTTACTGTATTGGCAGTATATTTTGCCAAACAAGCGTACGACAATTACAGGATTCATTGGGCAATGTTTTGGTCATTCTTAGTTGGCTGGGATCTCCACGTATTACTTACGACACTATTATAAGGAAAAATCATGAGCACATTTAACGAGGCCGTAGAAGAAATAAAAAAGACAAAAGAAATTTTAGAAGGACAACCTCCTGAAATAATTAATCATCCCGATCCAAAAAAACATCAGTACATTAGTTTTGTTAAAAGTTTTTTTAGAATTATAGCAGGTGTTTCACTATGCTTTGGTGAGTTCGCCATTGCAGGCGGGCTATTTATTGTTGCAGAAGTATTAGGCGTTGCAGAGGAATTGGTATGAAAGAACTATGGGTAGAAAAATATCGCCCTTCAAAAATTGATGGATATGTCTTTAGAGATGATCATCAACGATCACAAGTAGAAAGTTGGATTAAACAAGGTACAATTCCTCACTTGTTGTTTAGTGGTAATGCTGGTATTGGTAAAACAACTCTTGCAAAGATTTTGTTTAACGAACTAGATGTTAATCCTTTAGACTTGTTAGAAATTAATGCATCACGTACTAACTCTGTTGAAGACGTCCGTGATAAAATTGTTAACTTTGTCCAAATGATTCCATTTGGTGATTTTAAGGTAGTACTATTAGATGAAGCAGATTATTTGTCACCTAACGCCCAAGCGGCTTTACGTGGGGTTATGGAAGAGTATCACACTACTGCTAGGTTTATACTTACTTGTAACTATCCCAACAGAATTATACCGGCTTTGCACAGCAGATGCCAGGGTTTTCATATCGAACGAGTTGATATTACTGAATTCACTGCTCGTGTCGCTACCATACTTGTGGAAGAAAATGTAGAGTTCGATTTAGATACATTAGATACATTTGTTAAGGCAACTTACCCAGACTTGCGTAAATGTATTAATACTGTTCAAATGAACAGTATGGATGGTAAATTGCACACTCCTGAAAAAGGTGACACTGGGGAACAGGATTATAAACTTGAAATGGTGCAATTATTCAAAGCCGGTAAAATTAGCGAAGCACGTAAACTTGTGTGTAGTCAAGCTCGACCAGAAGAGATGGAGGAAATCTATCGTTGGTTGTATGATAACATTACTATATTTGGTGATGAAGAAAAACAAAACAAAGCAATTCTTATCATCAAACAAGGACTAGTTGATCACACGTTAGTCATTGATGTGGAGATTAACTTGGCAGCTACATTAATTAGATTGGCAATGCTTTGAAGACTAAATTAAAATTAGCCTACATGAAAACTGCTGAAACATTTGCAGAACTTAGTCATGCACGTAGATTACACGTAGGTGCCATTATTGTCAAAGATGATAGAATTATTAGTATAGGATACAATGGTATGCCTAGTGGTTGGGATAACAACTGCGAAGATACTATTCAACATTCCGATGATACAATTACATTAAAAAGTAAACCGGAGGTATTACATGCTGAAACAAACGCAATTGCGAAACTGGCTAAAAGTACTGAGTCTGGCAACAATGCTACTATGTTTATTACTCATGCTCCTTGTTTGGATTGTGCCAAACTTATATTTCAATCTGGCATTGGCAGTGTGTTTTACCGTGACGCTTATCGTAGCGAAGCTGGAGTACAATTCCTCGAACAGTCAGGAATAACTGTAGAACAGCTATAATAAAAAAGGACCCGAAGGTCCTTTTTTTATGAGTCTCCGTAGATTGCTAGTATCTCCTTAACAGCATTATGTCGTTCGATGTCCTTGTGATCAAACTCAATAATATCAATATGCTTTAACGATTTTCCTGTAAGCAGGTTACAAAAATCAATTAAACCATTATCATTCATTCTATCTGCTTGGGCCAAGTCACCAGTAACAACCATCTTCGAGCCTTCACCGAGTCTCGTAAGTAGCATCTTCATCTGGTTGACTGTAGTGTTTTGGCACTCATCAGCAATAATATATGCGTTTTTAAATGTGCGGCCACGCATGTAGGCAAGTGGGCTTATCTCTATAACACCTTCCTCCAACATCTTTGCGATGTCCTTTTGTTGATAATACTCTCCAAAGACGTCAAAAATAGGTCTCGTCCACGGGGCCATCTTTTCATTCAGTGTCCCTGGCAAAAATCCCAAATCTTCATCTACGGAAACGGCGGGTCTTGTAACAACTATTTTATCAACAATGCCTTCCTGGAATAGCTTAATTCCGTGCTGTACAGCCAACATGGTTTTGCCCGTACCGGCAGGGCCGATAGCAAATACAATGTTTATACTGTCATCTTGGAGTTTTTGTATATAAGCCTTTTGATTAGCATTACGTGGATACAGGCTCACACGTTGCTTCTTCTGCGGAAGATACGGTTGAAAATCAATTACCTTAACGTCTGATGTAAAGCGTTTTTTCACTCTTTTTGTCATCTAGTTGTTCTCCTACTCTTATGAAAAAGTAGGACTTGTAGCGACCGCCTCGATAACTACAGAGGTCCTACACTATTATTTAACAGATACGCAGAATAATAAACTGATACGTTATGATTTTAAACCAGCTAAATAAGTATAATGAATTCTAGGACATAACATGTACGATATTTTAGACGTTATACGCAACATAGACGACTTGTACGAAAACAACACCAGCTTATCTGTGCTCAAAGACTTTGAGCGTGTGCTAGATGAGATGGATTTGTATGCTTACGAAAACTGGGAAGATGGCGAATTAGCCTATGGCCCACAAGTCGACCGACACTGGATAACTGCTGGCTTCATGTGGCCAAAAGACCAAATGCCCAATCCTATTGGTGCTAAAAGGTTGCAGGATTTAGGTTGCAGAATCAAGTATGAACGCAGTCATTTAGTAGAACCTCGAGAAATTAAAACTCCCGATGATTACCGCCCAGGTACAAAGAAAGGTCGACTAGATCGCAAACCTATATGGATTGTTGAGATTCAAATGCCAAAGAAAATTGCGTTTGATATGTATCGAGGCTACATGGACAAAATGAAGGCAGAACAGATGCCTAGCGAAGAAAAACCAAAAGTACCAACACCGTCTGTACCAGCGGGAGCAATGCCGCCAGCGGGAGCGATGCCACCAGCGGGAGCAATGCCACCAGCAGGCGGAGCACCAGCAGGCGGAGCACCGGCTCCAGTAGTTTAAGGATAATTATGATTAACGAAAGTTTAAAATCGGCGGACTTAAGACACTTTGTTAAAAAAGTTATCGAGATTGATAACTTTAAAAGTAAAATTGGTGACGATCAAGATATTGTTACTATTTCCTTTACAGTGGACCACGAGGATCCTGCAAAAGATTTAGAGAACTTTATTGAAATGGGTTTCGACTTTGTGCTGGATGCTGATGTAAGTCCTGGCGAATTAGATGACGGAACATATAAAGTGTATGTTGAGTTAGAACGAAATCGACACGTTGCGGAAGAAATTAGAGAAATACTCGACGGTGTTGAAAAAATTGCAGGCATTAACGATTTTAGATTTCGATATTTTAAAAATTTTAAAAGCCAAGAGGCCACAGAAGATAATTTAGCGGCTGCTATTCCTATGGATAAAAATGCATACGATGCTGCAACCGAACGCAGTAAGTTAGATAATTTTCAAGAATTTTTTGTTAATAGTTACGCAGATGATATTAAATTACTTGATGAGTCTATCAGTTTTAAACGCAACAACGGCGACCTTGTAAAATTTAACATTGTAACAAGTGGTACTAGACAAGAAGTATATAACGAAATAAAAGGACCTATCATGCTAGAAAGTGCTGGCATGGCTGAGGTTATGTTTTTATCAAAGTATATTGGTAACTATAATATTACTAAGATAAGCGATACCTTTATATTTGAAAACCGCGGATGGGCCGTGGCACTAACAAGGAAATAATAATGAGCAAATTTGATTTTGAATTTACACTAAACAACTTAAAAGAGATGGTTCCAGGAAACCCTCACATTGATCATTGGTACAAAGCAATATGCGAAATTTTACCAGACTATGATATTAATACTAGACCACGTGTTGCAGCATTTATTGCTCAATGTGCTCACGAGTCAGGCGGATTTAAATTTATCAAAGAAAATTTAAATTACAAAGCGGCTAGTCTACGTAAAGTATTTCCTAAATATTTTCCAACAGACGAGTTAGCAGCTCAGTATGCTAACAAAGGTGAAATGATTGCTAATCGTGTTTATGGTAATCGTATGGGTAATGGTCCTGAGGAATCTGGCGACGGTTACAAATATTGTGGTCGTGGTCTTATTCAGTTGACTGGTAAAGACAACTACACACGTTATGCACAAAGTTTAGAAATTAGTGTAGAAGAAGCTAGTGAGCATTTAACAACTTTTGAAGGTTGTGTACAAAGTGCCGCATGGTTCTGGGAAGCCAACAACTTAAATCAATGGGCAGACAAGGGCGACATCCTTACACTAACAAAACGCATTAACGGTGGTACTATTGGTCTTGAAGATCGTATTAAGCATTATAATCACGCACTTCACGTTCTAGGAGCATAACATGTGGATGCTGAGCTTTGTGCCTGATAGTTTATTGTTGTATATTATCAACACAATCCTATTAGTAGGTGCTGTTGGCTCATTTCTTACGTTCTTTGCGTTGAATAGAATTCTTCGTTGGTTTCCAGCAATTGCTCCGTACTATCTTATTTTACAAATAATTAGTGCGGCATTGCTAGTAGGTGGCATTTACTTCAAGGGCGGTTACAGTGTAGAAATGTCCTGGCGTGAAAAAGTAAAAGAAGCAGAAGCCAAAGTTGCTATTGCCGAAGAGCAAAGTAAAGAGCTTAATACTAAGCTGGAAGAAGAACGTAAGAAAAAACAAAAAGTAAAAATTGAATATTATAATACTGTAAAAACCGAAATTAAAGAAGTTGAAAAAGTTATTAACGCTAAATGCGAAATAGATCCGCAAGTAAACGAATTACTTAACAAGGCTGCAACTAATCCAGGGAAAGCAAAATGAAAAAATTAATATTGCTACTTCCTATAGTTTTATTAACAGGCTGTTTAGCAACAGCACCAGTAGTACCTAAGTGGCCTGAAGTTCCTAAAGAGCTATTAGAAACTTGTCCAGATTTAAAAACGTTAGAGCCTAATAACACTAAACTTAGCACTATAATCGAAACTGTAACAGACAATTATCAGCAATATTATAATTGTAAGGACAGCGTAGACAGCTGGATCATGTGGTATAAGGGTCAACAGGAAATTTGGAAAACACTTAAATAAAGTTAGTACATTAAGGAGCGAGCGAATGGAAGATAGAAAAATGGTAAAGTGGTTATTAGCATTACTGCTGCTACCACTAGGATTAGCATACTTTAGCGGTGATAGATATCGCTATCCATGTCAAGATCCATCAAATTGGGACAAAGATTTCTGTAAGATGCCTGTATGTGATGTTAACAGAACTTGCCCGGAACATATTTTTAAAGGTCAACGCGACCCAAGATTAGGACCACCAAAAGATGAACCAAATAAAACAATTACTACACCGGCTCCTCAAGCGAGTTTCGGATCTACTACACAAGGAGTCAACTGTGGAAAATAATAACACACCTCTAATTTATACTGAAGAGCAATTAATGGCTCGTCTAAAGTTCTTTATCGGCATCTGTCTATCATTGACATTGTTTGGTATTGTGTTCGTTGTGCTTTACTCATTAATTTTTGTAACACAACCATTAAACGCTATCAGTCCAATTGATCAAAAGTTCTTTGAATTGATTATTCCTATTGCTACATTCTTAACAGGTACACTAAGTGGTATTATGTTAGCAGGTGGAGATAAGGACGCACAGAAGCAAGCATTAGCGGCTGCAAACAAAGGTTGGGATAAAGCACCAACTCCAACAACACCAGCACCTAGCGCACCATCGAGTGGCGGGTTTGGTAGCGTTCCGTTAGGCGGAAATACTGCAAGTGGATTTGGCGCAAACGTTGGATTTACCACTCCTGGTGGGTTTGGTATGTCTGGAAGTTTTACTGCTCCAGCGCCAGTTGCAACGACAGCAAGTGGAAAAGCAATAGTTCCATCATTCCCACAACCAGAACTATAATCAAATTAAAATGGCTAACGAAATTAACAGCGAAAAGAAACGAGAAGATTGGATGAACAGTAAATGGCGTCCAATGATGGGTTGGATGTACATGGTAGTATGTATGTGTGACTTTGTTCTTTTTCCTGTATTATGGAGTTTAGTACAAGTAGTTGGTGACGGCAAAGTAGAAACACAATGGTCCCCAATTACTTTACAAGGTGCTGGATTATTTCATATGGCCATGGGTGCTATTTTAGGTATTGCAGCATTTGGTCGTACACAAGAAAAACTAGCAGGTGTAAACAATAACGTTGCAGTTCCAACTGCTCCATTAACAGTTAGCACACCTGCTACAACACCAAGCGGCAAATTTGTTGTTCCAGCAACGGCACAACCAGAAATTTAATAGGAGCGAGACATGTTAGATACATTATTTTGGGTAGCAGTAGGAGCATTTGTAGGATGGAATTTTCCACAACCTTTCTGGGCAAAAATTATCCAGGAAAAAATTCAATCAATGATTGCAAAAAAAGGAGCATAAAATGAAATTAATATTAGCATTGGTAACAAGTTTAGCATTAGTTGGCACAGCATACGCTGGCGGCGAAATGAAAGAAGTATGTACAGACAAAAAAGACAAAGCCGGCAAAGTAGTAAACGGCAAAGATGGTAAGCCTGTACAAGACTGTAAAAAAATCAAAGTACACAAGAAGGTAGAGGGCGAGAAAGTGCCCGATTCATCTAAGAAAAAGTAATCAAACTCTTGACAGGCTCCGTTTAAAATAGTATAATTAATACTATTACTGGAGCCTTTTTTACGACTATGACTGATTATTACCAAACACTAGGTGTTAGCGAAAATGCTAGCCCAGATGAAATTAAAAAAGCATACCGAAGCTTGGCTAATAAACATCACCCAGACAAGGGTGGAGATCAAGCCAAATTCAAAGACATTAGTGTTGCTAACGACATTTTGAGCGATCCACAAAAACGAGCCGAATACGATCAACAACGCATGTACGGTGGAGGGCCACAAGTTAGGTTCACATCCGGCGATCCATTCAGTGATATTTTTGGCCACACAAACCCATTTGGACAGGCAAGTCCATTTGGCGATATATTTGGCCATATGCGAGGCCGACAAAGCCGTAATAGAGATTTAAATATTCAGTGTCAAGTTACATTGTTAGACAGCTTTCAAGGTAAGCAGTTAGAAGCAAATTACAGACTACCGAGCGGAAGAACACAAACAGTTGTTATTAACGTGCCACCCGGAATAAGTCACGGCGAAACTATTCGCTATCAAGGGTTAGGAGATGATACTATTCCTAATGCACCTCGTGGAAATTTAAATGTAACTGTTATAGTATTACCAGATTCTAATTTTAGACGAGAAGGTGACGACTTATATACAACTGTAAATATCTCCCCTATCGAAGCAATGATTGGTTGTAAAAAGGTTGTTCGATACCTAACTGGGGAAAACAAAGAAATTGATATTCGTCCAGGAGTTGAAACTGGTATAGAGTATGCCAGTGCAGGGTTTGGTTTTAGTAACCCACATTCCGGAATGAAAGGAAGATTTGTCATTGTAGTAAACATTCGAACTCCTTCAATTACCGATCCTTTGTTAGTAAACGAATTAAGAAGATTAAATGATGCAATTAGTCAACGAGTCTGATCCAATTCTTAAACAAAAAGCAGAAAACTGGGACTTTAAGAATCACGTTAATGCCGCAGTAATCGAACGAGAAATGTTAGAAATAATGCAGGCTAATAATGGTATTGGATTAGCTGGTAATCAGGTTGGCTTATTACGTAGAGTATTTGTTATAAAATTAGCAAATGGTCGTGAACTAGGTTGTTTTAATCCATGGATTATGATTGGAGATAATGATTTAATTAATGGCGAGGAGGGCTGTTTGAGCTTTCCTAATCTTTGGCTTAAAGTCAAAAGACACAATAAAATTACTGCCGCATATCTTGACAGTACGGGTAAACAGTGTATAATAGAACTTGAAGGCATCGATTCAAGATGTTTCCAACACGAATTGGATCATTTAGACGGTGTAACATTTACAGAACATGTAAGTAATTTAAAATTACAAATGGCACGAAAAAAACAAAGGAAATTAAATGGTTGAACCAAGCGACAATCTACAAACAGTTTTTGAAAAAGCAATTGAAACTGCTAAAAAATTACACCACGAATACCTTACTATTGAACATCTATTGTTAGCAATGCTCATGGATGACGGATTTAATAAAACTGTTCAAGGCTATGGCGCTAAAGTAGACGAACTTAGGAAAAGTCTTGCAGATTATCTGCAACATAAATGCCAAGAAATTACAACACCCGATGTTGTAGTTAAACCTAAGAAGACACAGAGTGTTGAACGTATTCTTAATCGTGCGTTTACACAAGTGTTGTTTAACGGGCGTCAACGCATTGAACCTACAGATGTGTTCCTTGCTATGATGGGCGAGAAACGTAGTTGGGCATACTTTTATATTCAGCAAGCTGATATCGATAAAGACAAATTTGCAGATTACTTAAACAATTCTGTAGAAGAAGAAGACGATCAAGAACAAGAATCTGGTTCTAGTAGAGCACTTGCATCATTTACTACTAACCTTAATGAAGCTGTTAAGAAAAACAAAATCGATCCTGTCATTGGTCGTATAGACGAATTAGAAAATATTGCGCTTGCGATGGGCCGACGTAGTAAAAACAACGTAATCTTAGTTGGAGATCCGGGTGTAGGTAAGACTGCTATTGCAGAAGGCCTTGCTTTTAACATTGTTAAGGGTGCAGTTCCAGACTTTCTAAAAGATTATACAGTATATAATCTAGACATTAGTGCTATGCTTGCTGGCAGTAAGTATCGAGGTGACTTTGAAGAACGTTTTAAAATGGTACTTAAGGCTCTTACTAAGAAAGGTAAGACTGTGCTGTTCATTGACGAAGCACACATGATTAGTGGTGCTGGTTCAGCAAGTAACTCAGCCAACGACCTAGCTAACATGATGAAGCCTGCACTAAGCAAAGGTAACATCAAGGTTGTAGCTAGTACTACATGGGAAGAATACCGTAAGCACTTTGAAAAGGATCGTGCGTTAATGCGCCGTTTTCAACGCATTACTGTTGACGAGCCTACTGTGGAAGTAACACTTCAGATCCTTAAAGGTATTAAGAAATACTACGAAACATTTCATAATGTTAAAATCAAAGATGATGCACTACAAGCTGCTATTAAACTTAGTGTAAAATATCAAGCAGATAAGAAATTGCCAGATAAGGCTATTGACTTAGTTGACTTGGCTTGTTCGCGTTTTAATTTAAAACTTGCAGATGAACGTGTAGTTACAGAACGTGAAATTCAATACGAGCTTTCTAAAGTTATACAAATGCCAGAAGAAGTGGTGGCTGAAACAGAAAGTCAAAACTTATCTACATTACAAGATAAACTCGAAGAAGAAGTTTACGGACAAGATCTTGCTATTACTGAAGTAGTTGATAAAATTATGGTGGCGCAGGCAGGTCTTAAATCTGAAAACAAACCCATTGGTTCGTTTGTATTCATGGGGCCAACTGGTTGCGGTAAGACCGAAACTGCTAAGAGTCTGGCAAAACACTTGGGTACTAAGTTGTTACGTTTTGATATGTCAGAATATCAAGAGAAACACAGTATCAGTAAGTTAATTGGTAGCCCTCCTGGTTATGTTGGCTTCGAAGAAAATGCTGGCTTGTTGATTACACAAATTCAAGAGAACCCAAATGCTGTATTGTTATTCGACGAAGTTGAAAAGTCACATCCAGATGTGTCAACTGTACTGTTGCAAATGATGGATAACGGTTTTATCACTGGATCAAACGGAAAACGTGCAGACTGTCGTCAACTTATTCTTATTCTTACCACTAACGCTGGCGCACAAGACGCTGAAAAAAATGTTATTGGCTTTGGTACTCAAGAAAAAGATTATAGCGACAAGGATCTTAAAAAGTTCTTCACTCCAGAGTTCCGCAATCGTTTAGACGGTATTATTACGTTTAACAAGTTAGGTAAAGAGACTATGTCTAAGGTTGTTAATAAATTCATTGATGAACTTAAAGAACAAGTTAAAGAAAAAGGTATCCGAATTAAAGCTGACAAATCTGCTATTGAATGGTTGATTGAAAAAGGCTTTGATCCTAAGATGGGTGCCCGTCCATTACAACGTGTTATCGACAAGGAAATCAAACGTGATCTTGCTAAGATGATGTTGTTTGGAGAGTTGAAGAATGGCGGCTGGCTAACTATTACTACAAATGATGGTAATATTATACTAACAGCAAAAGCAAAAACTTCCAAAGTTCCGTTGCTTTCTACGGAAATTATCATAGAAGAAGATGTTATTCAAAACAACTAAACGATTATTTAGAGGAAAGTATCAGTACAAGTTAGTATTAACTTGTGCTGGTGCTGGATGGTTTCGCGGCGGTGACTGGAACGGTGTTTTAGAAAATCTTAAAAAAATTGATTTGACCAGTAAGACAAATTGGCAATCAAAGTCAATTAAAACCGAAGATGATTTAGATTATGCTTTTAAATTACAAAGTCACCTTAAAAAGCTCACTGACTTAGAAGTTCGGGTTGAAAGTCCGTGGATTACTGTTTATACTAATAGTAAACCAACCATCGATAGTTTGATCAAACTTGATAAAGATAAAGTTAAGTATATTAGTATTCCTCCTGCTAAAACAGTTTTAGATGAAAATACTATTATACTTCCTAAAATCAATCACGACTATAAGGTCACATTGGGCAAAACTACTCAAGAACATAGTGCATTTATTCAGTGGGCTGAAAACAACGCCAAGTTAAAGTTGACTAAAACTTGTAAGCGTGAGTTAGCAAGAGATTACAGTTGGGGCGGAACTTACTTTTACGTTACGGGCGAAAACAACTTGCTCATGACAAAAATGCACTTAGGCGGCTCAATAAACAAGGTTGAGCGCATAATCAAAGCGTAATCTTATAAACCCGTATACGATAAATACACTATCCGCACAGAATTCGTGTGACTATTAATAACGGGCTTAAAAATGCGTATTAGAGAACTATTAGAAGGTAAAAAATTTAACGATTTAGACTTTGTCAATATAGACGAAGACGGTACTAATATCAACTATGATTTAGTAGAGGACCTAGCGTTTTATATGCACAATGACGATGACATATATAGACACCATGTTTTCCCAAGCGTAATGCAATGCGTTAGTGGTATGAAGTCTAAAAAGAATTTAAGCCCAAATATTTTTAAAGCAGCTGTTGAAGAAAGTTATAAAAACTACGTTAAAAAATTCCCTATACGTCAATTACCAACTTCACTAGATGAAGAACTATGTAATGAAGTTTGTAAAAAGTTACATGATGATTTTCGTAAAGACTACGAAGACGGCAAGTATAAGGATTAATTGTGTTACTTAGAGAATTATTCTTTAATGAAGCAAAGGCACCTGCTGAAGACGACAGCATGGAGAAATACGGGCGAGCATTTAATCACCCTGAGCATTTAATCTTCTTTAAAGGATCGTCGGGCGCATTAGAAGCACTTAGTCACTTTAAAGAAATAGCCACTGAACAAGAAGGTGCCACAACTGTTCGTGGAAAATGGGACGGTAATCCTCAAGTATACTGGGGCCGTGAACAAGCAAATGGTCCGTTGATTCTTGCAGGACACAATCAGTGGTCACGCGGTGTTAAGTCAGATAGTGCAAAAGGTGTTTATGATTTTATTGCTAATCAAAGCGGCAAAGCTAAAACACCTGAAGAACAACAAGCTCGTCAGACATTCGCTAA